TTCATTTTTTCGGTCTGGCTACCTTGAAGAAACTTTGCAAGGTCCATTGCGCTTGGATTGCCACTCATTGCCAAAGCAGGCAAATTCAACCCGTTTGCTGTTGATTGCGGAATAATTCCTTGCGTAGCAGTAGGAACCTGACCACCAACTGGAGAAGGAACGGCAGAAGAAACAACAGACGGTGCGGCACTTGGATTTCTAGCTTTATCCAATATGTTTTGAAATTCTTGTTGCTCAATGTTTTTAGACAACAACGTGTTAGCCAAACCAGAAGAAATCGGATTTTGTGCGCCTTTCATTAAATACGCCATTTGCTCGGCGTTTGTCCTTGTTCTTGCTGGCAGACCGGCTTGGATTGGTGCTTGAACCATTCCATCTGCAACTTGCAAATTAGGATTGTCTTCATAGTCTGCGGCAGTCGGCTTGTATTCATAGGCCGAAACAGGAGCAACTCCAGGCTGACTGACTATGTTTTTAATCCAATCCTGCGCTTCTGTTTGCGCTCTTTCACCCAGTTTCTGCCTTTCCTCCTTTATCGCTCGTTCCTCTTTTCCTGCCGTATAGCCCTCAAGTATCTTTGCAAGCCCTGACAGGTGCGATATAGGAGCTTGAATGCCGTTATAAGTGCCTGGAGCCTGCATCGGCTGGAGGCTTTGCTGCGCCATAATGTCAGCCATTTGCTGCCGCCGAGCCAGCGCATCTAACTGCGCTTGGTACGGATTTGCCAAATTGAAGTTGACCATTTCAGCCATGAGAATTCCTTTACGCAGTCTTGCCTGGGTTGTACGCTTTAACACCAGCACCGGCTAAGTTATACAAACCGGCAATGTTGGTGTTGTAAGCGTTCATATCCTGCCCGTACTGATTCATTGCCGCATTGCCTTGAGCCTGCGCCCCAGCAAATACCGGAGCCGGTGCTACGTTTGCGCCTTGATAACCTTGAAACTGCGGCATCTGGATTTGTGATCCACCCATAAGTCCGATAATTTCGTTGAGAGGTTGGTTTCGCAACTGCAATCCTCGTCCCAACGCTTGGTCGGATGCGGTATTGGCAAACTGACCGCCTTGCAAAGCCTGATTAAAGCCTTGCGCGTTTGCTTGAGTATCCAACCCAATTCCTTGCAAAGCGGCTTGTGAGAGCAGGTCGTTTTTCTGTTGATTTACGTCAATCATTGCATTTCCGTAAGCCTCGCCGCCAGCCACTAAGCCTTGATTAGCCAGCCTTTGGCGGGTCTGAGCGTCCATTCTGTCAATGGCAGGTTGCAGTCTCCGCAAAATAGCCTCTTGCCCCGTCGTTCCGGCATTCACCGGCATTCTGGCAATTCCGCTTGTATCCAGCGAAGTTTGAATAGGCGGCAAATTGGGATTAAACGCGGTTCCTAGCACGTTAGAGGCAGTCCCGACTCCTTGTTGGGCAAGGTTAGCCAATCCCATTTGAACTCGTTGCTGGGCCTTTAAAGCGGCTTGTGCATCGGGGGTAAGCGTCTGAGTTATGTTTGGTTGATCGTTTGGACCAAAAGTAACCGTCTGTGATCCCAAAGGTCCGTAGACATTGGGATTTGTCATGTAATTTTGCGTTTTTGCCGTTTCCACATTAGCAGCACCTTGAGCCTGTGCCGCTCCCGTGTAATCAGGAACAGCAGGTGCAGACGGTTGGCTTTTGCCTAAAATATCGCTTACGAAACCCATGATTCCTCCAATTTCTTCAAGTATTGCGGCTTAATCCACTTTTGGGCATTTGCCCTCAATAGTCCGTAAATGTACAAATCGCCTCGTGGCGTTGCGTCCCGCATGATTCCTTCCAATTGCGCCCCTAACATCACGGCAAACCGGCGAGAATCTTTGTTCCCTTGCTCAATGGTTCCGGTAATTCTCTTGCAGTCAAGTTTTACAAAAGCATAGTGCATTGCGGTTGCGATAAAGCCCGGGGTTATCCGCTCGGCAGAAATGTGCATCATTATGCTGGGGGGCGTGTAGCCGTTAAAAATGATTCCGGCAACCAGTTTGTCGTTTTTATTGAGCAACCCAAAAGCGGTATGAAGCCCCCAATCAGCAGGACGGTTTTGCTTGGTCGCCACATACTGACCGATCAATTCTTTAGGCTCGTGAATAATCCTCATATCCCAGCCCATCCGCTTTGATAGACCACATCCGTGGAGGCCCATTCTATTTGCAAGCCAGAACTTGCGCTATTCATGTTGATGGAGCCGCAATAACCTATCCCCGTCACGCCTTGCCAAGTGTTTGTAATCTGCAATCCAGAACCCCACACACCTGTATCCCATTTTGCGGTATCCCAAAGCGCAACAGAAGACCCTGTAAATGACAAAGCCGCCGTTGTGTTATCAAGGTTGAAATCGACGTTTATTCCGACATTTATAGTGGGAGTGCCGTTTGTAAATATGCTGGGTCTGGCTCTGGTGAAATACTTTTTAACGCCGCGAGAACCAAAGTAATTAAACGCTTGAAAAGCATTTGCAGAAATATTGCTGGTGTTGTCCGTATAGGTTTGATCCCACGCCTTACCAACAAATCCATTACCGCCGAAATAAGGGTCATCGTTAAATGTTTCCCAGACGTTGGCCTCCCAACCAATAAACTGACACCAACTAGTTGTGATCGTATTCATCACATATTGCTGCTGTTGTGATCCTTCTGAAACGGGGACATTGATCCAGACCGCGTTGCGTTTGGCGTTGTAATAAACCTGCCAGCCCACATCTGCGTGATTGCCGCCGTAGTTTGTAGTCGCTTCAGTAATTGCGCCCTGAATCTTGTTTGATAAAGCAACTCTCGGGTCTAATCTTGAGCTTTGTAATGCCGCCGCCATCGGAAGCAATCCGTCATACGTCAGGATCAGAAGGTCGCCAGACCATTTGAGCATTGAGCGAGTGCCGATAGGACTGCCCAGTTTCCAAACGCCTGCTAATGCCCACGTTGCCGCGCTGGATGGATCTGTGCCGCGATAGACAATTACCTCGCCGGTGCTGGTAATAAACGCAAGGTTGTCGTCCATGCCATAACCGGCATCAAGCGTCCAAGTGTCCAGATCCACCAAATGACCGCCAAACTTGGCAATTGAACTGAGATCCAGAACTTGAGCTGCACCGCCAACAGAACTAACCGGAAGATACCATGCCTTGAGCGTGTCCTTCTGAATGAACCAAAGACGATTCTTGAACAAGGTCACATTGCCAAGCGTTGTAGTAGTTACCCCAGTTATCGCCGGAGTAGAAGATCCATCTATTGCCACCCAATTTGTGCCGTCATACAACAGCGGTTTGTCCACGCCATTGACCGCATACAGATAACTGCCACCTGCGGTTGTAATGTTGATGTATTCCCAGATCGCGCTGGTGATACCGGAACTAACGACAGCACCACCAACTGCGCCGCCTGCGGTGACGTTGTAGATTTTAAATGTCGGGGTTCCAACCACCGCAAACATATTTGTTGTTGCGCCGCCAGAATAGACAAACAGGCTTTGAACCTGTCCCGTCATTCCCGTTGCCCACTTGCTATAGCCACCTCTCAAAACACAATTTGAAACAGTCGGAAAGTAATTGATTAAGGTCACCGCATCAAGCGGCTCCATATTGGCAAGCGAATCCCTCGCATTCCAGCCCCCAACTGGAGCCGGAACAGACTGAACGCCTGCCGCAGTTTTCTGAACAAGACTTTTAATTCGAGCCATAACCGCTGTCAGGAATGTTGTCGTAACCAATCAAGACAGTTCCTGGCCTTGGAGCAAAACTTAGGTTTGCGCTAGACATATCAAGAGCTTGGGCTGCTTCAAATTCCTCCAGATAGTTGCGATACATCGCGGTGGTATCAAAACCCTTAGCTTCAAAATACTTGAGCTTGGTGGACAAAACCATCAATCTAGACGGGTAGATGGTCGTATCCGTGTCCACCGTGAAACTGGTCTTTACCGTCCCAGCAGCATTATTCGCCCACCCATTGCTGCGATATTCAAACCCAAGATATTCAGCACCAGAGTTGCCAGGCCAAATCTGGAAATAATTGCCCAAAAGCCTCCAGCGGATTCTAGGGCCGGTTGAGATGTAACCAGACAGCAACCATTCCCATTGCTGGGCATCCTCTGGGCCGAGCATTTCCCAATGTTTGGACTTATCCCACATCGTGCGAGGAACCAATGCTTCGTAATCAGTCGGCAAGTCGTATTTCATTTTCTGAAAGTAGACCGTCGCAGCAGATCCACCAGCCGCGCTAAAGTCGGCGTTCATCGTCACTTGAGTGGCAGAATCTACGCTGGCAATAAAACAGTTTTGATTGATACCCGTTCCAATAGCTTGGTAAGTCGTATCAAGTCCGGTGGTGCTGGGGATGCCTGTAATGACCCGACTAGCCGTTGTCCAGTTTCCTGTAGTGGTCAGATATTGAGTATAAAACTGATGCTGCCTAGTCATCGCTCGCCACGGATGCCTGCGGAGCAGCTCATAGCCCGTCGCATTCATCAAGGCAAGAATCTGGACCACATCCTGATTAGTATTGCCTGCCACATAAGTCGGTGTGGCAACGCCCAGTTCGTTTGTGACTTGCTGGACTAATTGCAGCATCGTGTCCGACATTTAGACCTCTTTTCTGGGTCGCCCAGGCTTGCGTTGAACCATCAGCATCGCCATCTGAGCCTTAAGCTCTGCCAGTTCTGATCGGGTTTCTTCCAATTCTGAACTGTTTTTGCTTTGGTTTTTCTTGGTCAAATAAGACCTGGCACGTTCGCGCAATCCAGCCGCTCCCATGCCTACTTTTTGAATCTGCGAGTCAGATGCAGTTGCTAGTTGCTCAACCGTCTGAAACTTCAAAATCTGCAATTCAGCTAATTGCATATCATTGAATTCTTCCGGGTCATCTCTGTGCCATTGCATCAAAGGAGTTCCAATCACCGGAGCATCATCATTCTGCATCTGAAAGTGCAACCATTGACGCGGGAAACGCTGCTTGTGGTGATCCGCAACCATCTGCTCGTTAATGGAGGTTTTATCACCTGGAATCATAATCCGAACAAACGGCTTGCCCTTGTACGGCTCCCGCTCAAATACATAAAACTCCACGCTCAAATGTGAGTCTGCGTTATTTACGTCGCTGTCTAAAGCCATGTCGTCTCCTGTGGGGATTTAAGTTTTAGTGCCGTTAATGCTGTACCACATTGCATTAGTTACCGCAAAAAAGATGCTTGTGTGATCTTTGGAAATTGATGCTGATGTGGTTTGGTTCACCGTTGTAGCGGATTCGTAAGGGTAGACCTTAATCGTGCTTGCGCCGGAATTGGCTATGTAAATTGTTGTTCCCATTTGTGTAGGAGGTAACAAAACGCCAGTTCCAGCGGCTGCCGTATCAACAGAGTTATAGACATACGTTAATTGCAAAGCGTCCGATCTCGTTGATCCCGTCGCAGTCAGCCCATCAACACCGTCGCCACAAATGGCAACGGTCATTAGTTGAGCCGCTCCTGCGCCGAGAACCCGCGACGGAATAGTCATTACGCAGTCAGAACCGCTGCCCAAGTCGTTGCGCTGGTCGCAAACAAAATCATGCTTTTAGCGGTAACCATCGTCAAAGTTGATGCTGCTGCATTGATGGTTGAACCGGATTTCGGGTAAATGGTAATGGTCACTCCAGAGTCGTTACGAATGCCCACCATCGCACCCATTTCAGTCGGAGGCAAGATAACGCCGGTTGAAGCCGAGCTGGTGGTAATCGTGTTCCAGACTGCCGACAATTGCAAAGCGTCTGTAATGCTGCTTCCAGTCGCCACAAGTGCCGTTGCGCCATCGCCACAAATGCTTGTGGTTGCCAACGAGGAAGTGCCTGATGCCAAAACTCGTGAAGGTATAGCCATTTTCGTTTCTCCTAAAACCCTAGTTTTAAAATGTGGAACTGCTTTTCACCCAACTGCAAACCTCGGAAAGTCTTATCCTTTTCTGCAAACCAGACCTTATACATGGGCGAATTTTTGTAATGCTCAAAGCCTGGAATGCCTTGCGTCCAATGCAAAATGTGCGCCTTTTTATTTTCCCCGTACTCATCGCACAACCAATTCCACTCAGCAGGAAGTTCTCCAATTTGCGCGTCTTTCAGCCAGTTGAATTGATGGGAAACCAGAGAGTTTTGAGCTTTAAATTTGTTGGCTTTATGCCCACAATTCAAAAGCATCAAACTTGACCAGTTTTTGCGCTCGTAATCAATATTCGGGCATTCCATGTCCGTCCCGATATATTTGAATTTTGCGCTTGTTTTATACGTATTTTTGACTACTTGGACAGCATATTTTTCATCCCGCAGGTTCCAAAGTTCGGCAATGTCGGTAATGCAGACCATATCGCTGCCATCCGCAAATATGGCCCAGCCTTCGTAATCGCACAACTTCGGAATGCTGAACCGCGAATAAGTGAAGGCATTGCTGCCATTCCCTTGCTGACCGTGAATTGGGATGATAGAAACCGGCTCAGAGGCCCGTGAAACTACGCTATTGACAAAAACACTCAGCCCTGCCGCTTCTCGTTTGTCCCACCCGCAGAACAGCCGGATCATGGCTTCCTCGCTGAAATTCTCATATCACGCTGCGGAACATGGAAAAACGGGGTTTCATGCTTTATGTCCTCAAATCCGGCCCGAGCCAGCAAATCGACAATTTCCTGCTTTGAATAGCACCAATGGTGACGCATTGCAGGGGGATCATCCATGCCGAACAATGCAGCACCAATCAAATGCTGTTTGCGATTTCCTTGATTCCAAATTGCAATGATATTGTCTAGACAAGGCATTTCTAGCGAAATTGTGCCTTTTCGCTTTAGAAGGCGTTTCCACTCCGCAACCGTGTTTAATACGTCTTTGCGTTCAATATGCTCAAACAGGTGAATGGCTGATATTTCATCGGCACATTCATCATCCAAATTGATTTTTCGTACGTCGGAACGGATGTCAACATCGCCCACAATGTCGATATTTAACCAACCAGGCCAATGCCTATCACCCGCTCCTAGATGGAGTCGAACACGGTCGCCCATTGCGCTCCTATCTCTTCTGGTGAAAATTTCAATCGGATGTAATCCTGCGCTTTTGTGGTCAGATCAAGCAGGTCTTTCTGGTAGCACCTAGCAAACTGAACGCCGCCATGAACCGGACCCACCCAGACGTAATCCCTGAATTGCCGGTTTATTTCGCTTTTCCCAGCCACAACAAAACATCCCGCCATAACCGCGCATATAAGCCTATTTGCGCTCTTGTAGGTGTTTTCTTCGGCAGTCGGTAGGATTACCACATCTGCAATTGAAAGCTCCCCACGGAGCGCAGATTCAGACCATGCGGTATATTTTGGCAGGATGCCGTTTGAACCTGTGCAATAGCGAATATTGAGGTTTTTGGTTACTACCTCATATTGGCTGATTTCCCCAATATTAAGCTGATGACCAAACCACAAAAACTTGTCGCCTTTGGCATGGGGTTTTTCCTCAAATTCCCACGGGTCTGGGACAACTTGAGCGCACACACCCGTTTTCAAATAGATGCGCTTTGCCATTTCCTCGCTTGAGCAGACCACCCGATCCGCTTCCTTGGCGCAGGTTGTATAAGTCTCGGCCCAAAACGGATTCTGAAAATGATCGTCGCAGATGTCCACAATGGCTTTTGCGCCGGAAGCCTTTACCCGCCGAATATTCTCTACGTCATCTTTTGTGGGCTTGCTGAAAACAATAAAATCGCCTTCGCCGCCGTTTATAGAGGTTTTGTAACCATGCGTTTGTAGCTGGGCAGCGGGGATCTGCACCCGCAGCCGGTAGGAGGCCATTGTTGGGCCTCCTCGATGAATAAACGCTACGCCGCGAGCTTCCATTCACGCCTCACCTTGAGAATTTCTGCTATTAAACCATCTCCGCGAGCTTCTATGGTGACATCCGGCATCACCGTGTAAATGAGTTGAAATTCGTTAGCTTGTTGCGCCATAGCCATATTGCTGACGAACCGTTTACGGTCTATCCCATCCCCGACATAAATATCCACCGTTTTTCCGGCTTTTTCACCCGTAAAACGCTTGGTCCCGTCTTCCTTAATGCAGGAATCGTAACCAATCAGGATGAACTTGCGAAATCCCATCAGGTAGCCCAGATTGATCGCTCGCAGGCCGGAAGTCGTACCGCCACCTACCGCAAGTCGCCCACCAATAGCTTGAGATTCTTCATCCATTGACCAACTATTCCAGACTAGGATTTTCTTGCCTGCTAGATGGTCAAACATCACAGGGGGGCAGCGGGAAGCCACCAAATAGGTCGTGTGGTCGTTTTTACGCTGAACGCCGTTAGTCCTATCCCGAGGATCAAGATCGACCCACAAATCAGGTTCTACGCCGTTTTCACATAGATAATCATGCGCTCCCTTAATCGCGCAGATTGGCCTTCCATTCGCTCGATGCTCTTTTATCTCTGCTAGAAACTCCGGCAAAGATGGCCCACTCCCCGCCAGCACCATGGTTCCATCGTGCCGACAGGGAGAGGGTTGAAACTCTGGAAGATTTCGGGACAGGGCAGACCGAATATACGCAGCGTTCTCGCTAGGAGTACCCGCTGCCCTGATCTTAATTTCCAGTTTTTCCATTAGGTTCCGACAATACCGGAGCCAATGTTCGGGTAGCCTGCAATACAGGTCACCGCAGTAGCATTTGAAATTGAGGTTGTCGCCACAAGTCCAAACACAATCCCGCCCGAAACAACAGCGTCATCAAGAACGCCAGAAGTTGCGGTGGTGTAAAGCGGCACGCTTGGAGCCGCATTTGCCGCCAGATTGACAAGCACCTTGCCGCCCAGTTGCACCCAGCCATAATAGCCAGAGGCAATGGAGGTCTGTGCAAAACCAACCCGCTTGCAAGTTGCTGCAAGCGTCGTGGTCAGCATCTGCGCCTTTTGCGTGTCATAAACCGCAACGGCAGCATAGGTGCTGATTTCCGACAGAGCTTGCACATAAATAGCCTGGCCGCCATCAGACGTATTTACAACGGTCCCAGTAGTAAACTGGGAAGTCGTATCTACGTTGGTAAGGGTCACGCCGATGGTATTGCTAACGCTGAATGTAGGCATGTTTTTATCTCCTTAAGCTATCAGCACGCCGCTGAACTGCGGACCGCTGGAGGTAAGATTGCCAGCCCACCCAATCAACTTGACAATAGCGTCTTGGTTGACTGCCTGACGTTCTCCACCGATAGGCACAAAATTACGATCTGCATGGGGCCGGAACATGATGTATTTTGTGTTCAGGAACCACATGTGATTTGCCGTTGCCGCCGAACCGATACCACCGTCCAGAACAACGTCAGATGCCATACCCGCGCCATAGTATTTCAGCGAGGCAAAGCCAGCACCCGCCATCGAAGAACCCGAATCAGAAATACGCTGAATCGATTGCAACGATTGCAGATAAAGGCGGTAGTAGTTGTTATCCGCAACGATTAGATCGGGCTTGTCCGTTCCGCGAATCAACTGAACCGCAATCGTGTCCATGTATTGCTGGATGTTGGATGCAGTAACAGCCGCGCCGCCGTTCGTCACGCCAGAGTAAGCAACCGAACGCCAGAAGGTCCAAGTGGCACGATCAATGCCGCCATAGGTTCCGGTGCTAGGTGCGTCAGGAACAGCCAGGCCCAAACCCGTGATGTTTTTGCCGCTGTTGCCGGTTCCGTCCAGATAAATATCCGAACCGATACGGTTTGCCAGTTGCGCCTCGGCTACGTTCATCCGACCGTCAAGCAGGTCAATGATCGCTTCCTTGCCGCTGTTCTGGATCATCTCCAGACCGCTGATCGAAACCGCAGCAGCGTATTGCGTGATGCTGAACTGCGCCGAGCTAATCGGGCTGTTCTGGCTCACGTTCAGCACTTCGTAACCCGAATAAGAATTCGTGTTATTCGTTGCCGTGTCGTTGTACATAATTTCTTGCAAAATTACGTTACCACCGCTGAAAGTTTTGACGTTTCCGCGTTCTTTCAACCTGCGAAGCAGGGCATTGTTGTTTGTTACGTTATCGGCCAGCTCACCAGTACGACTTTGGATGTTTGTCGCAATGATGTCGCTGATCGAAGAGTTGGCGAAAGCCATTTTTTTATCTCCTAATCAAATGAATCAAAGACGCTCGCTCACGGCATCAAACTGCTCTGCCAAAAGTGACCGCCGATCTTGCGCTTTGGTTGTCGTTGCCATTCCTGGTGTGGAACTTTTGACGCTGACCGCTGCCGCCCGAGCCGACTTAACAGCCTTATTCGCTGCCATCCTCTTTGCTGCATCAACTTCAGCTTGTTTGCTCTGTTGAACTGCATCAAACAGGTTCGGATCTAAGCGTATTGCCTTTTCGTATGCGTCTTGCAGGTCAGTCGCCATGCCGCTCTGTAGGAGCTGAATCATGGCAGGCCGAGCTTCCTCAAAATGTTCTACCTTCTGGGAAAACTGACCAATTTCCCCCAAAAGCGTTTGATTCTGGGCCTGCTCTTGCTGCTGCTTCCAAGTATTCACTTCGCCGCGAACCGCATTTAGTTCGTTTTGAAGCGCGTAAACCACTGGATCTGCTAGGGTTTGTTGTGGCAAACCCTCCATCTGCCCCAAATTTACACCGTATTGCTGTGCAAGTCGATTAAATAGTTGCAATTTCTGTTCTGGTGTGCTGTATCTAAGCGCGTGATCGGCTTCTAGCAAGGCTTTGACCGCCTTGGGAGCGTCAATTCCCAACCCTGAAATCGTCTGCATGAAAGGTTGGACCACCTCCTGCATCTGGTCGGCAAACTGCGCTTTTGCCTTCAAAGGCTCAACTCCCGCCTTCATCTGCTCTTCACGGGTCCAGGCGTACTCCTTCAGCCTGTCATCGGCAGTCTGCCAAACTTCGTGATAATCCTTTTTCCAGCTTGCCGGTGGTTGTTTCCAAACCGGTTCTTCAACGGGTGCTTCCTCCTCCGGTGCGGGGGCAAACTTACCCGCCTCGTCTCGCGGAGCTTCTGTTTTTGCAGGTTCTGCTACCTCGTCAAATTGCTTTTCGAGCAGCTCGCGCCTTGCATCGCCGTTTTCAACTGGGACTATCTCGTTTAGGTCTGACATTTTGCTCTCCCTGTGGGGGTTATCGTCTGGTGAATCGAAGGTCGTCGCGTAATTTGTTCAGAATCTTGTTTGCATCGGAATGCGTCATATTTGCGAGTTGTTCCCGCAAAATATCTTTCCTGTTGTCCTTTGGTTTTTCCACCTTGCTTTCCATCGACTCGTTGCCGATTTCAATGCAATTGTGTTGTCTCAGGTGTTCTCGGTGCTGCCGCCTGCCGGTAATCATTGAACCGTCAGCCATTGACTGATAAGGCTGAATATCGGGCAGGATGTAGTGCTGCGGATCGGCCTCATATTCCCCAACTTCAAACGCCTCTCCATTTTTGTAAATCCATCGTTTTCTCATAACAGAGCCAAAACCTCCTCATCGTCCATCTCAAGATGCTCTTTGTAGAGAGCCTCAACCTTCGTTATATCCCGCATCAACTTGTCAAAATCTATTTGCCGAACCAGCGGAGCCGTTTTCTGTCCTTGTGCTTTGGTCTTTACATACGGGGCAACTATCTTCTCTGCTACTTCTGGCCTGCCCTCTACAATCCGTTCGTAAAGATCAATTATTTCTGCTTTGCGTTTTTCTTTGGTTGCTCGTTCTTCTGCCCACTTTCTCTTTTTATAGTCCCCGTCGTGCGTGTCATCAATGATGATAATGGGGGGCGCGTAAACGGTGACGTTTCCCGCCACTCCCGTCGCTTCTGTACCAGTAAGTGATGCAGTTGCAGATGTATTGACATTTCCTACGCTCCCAGTCGCTGAAACGCCGGTAAGCGCAATCGTGATGCTAACGCCTTGATTTCCGACTTCGCCCGTAGCCTGCACGCCCGTAAGCGCAATCGTGATGGTCGGTGATACTGCACCGGATGCGCCCGTCCCAGCCACGCCCGATAAGGTTTCAGAACTGGTAACGCCCAAGCTGCCAGCAGATGCGGTTCCCGTGTTTCCGGTGGCGGGAAGGTTATCCCAAAGCGCGGCATCCCACGTTCCTGTATCCCATGGGCCTTGAGCCATTTATGCAATTCTGAGCAGCGCATTCGTGCTGTCATTTGTTGGCATCGTCAGCGAAAAATTCCCTGCGGTAATGGTTTGGCTTCCAAAGGTATGAACGCTGATTGCCTTGTTGCTTTGCGTTGAGTTATAAACCAGCACCGCATCAAAAGCCGTTGCCAGAGTGACGTTGGTCCAGCTAAAGCTCGCGCTCGGAGTCCAATATCCTGTTGTTCCGCTGGTCGTCGGGGCGGTCGCATTCGTGACGGTTATTCCTCCAGCCGAATAATTTGCGCCCGAAACTTCGCCGGAAACGCCGTAGGCAGTTGTTGCCGCCCCTTGGCTTGAACTTGCCAGATACAAGGCAGCTTTTAAGGTATCCGCACCCGTCCCTGCTCTGATAACAGTTGTTCCAAGCGCATGAATACCTGAGAGAATTTCGCTTTTAAAACTTGTGCAAATTGCCTGCGCGTTAGCCATTCAATCCCCCAGCCTCTGTTAGTAAAACCATTGGTCTTTTTAATTTCACGTGCGCTGAACGATGGACCAACTCATTGTCTAAGTAATATTCAATCCAAACGGTGTTTTCGTTGTCATCTTCAAATCCTCCCTCTTTTTTAACTAGCAGGGAATCATCCATCTCGCCTTTGGTGGTGGTGACTATCATTGGGTGACAATCTCCACGCCAGCCGCTCGACCATCTGGACCGCGCACAATCCGTTTCGGTGCTGCCAGCATCTGCATCATGCCGCCCATCTGATTCATGGTCTGGTCGTGCCGTCCGAGCATCGCATCATGCATCCCCGCCATGCGGTCAATCGCCATCTTCACGTGGTCACCTAGCTCCATCGTGATCTTCTCGGATGCTGCCTGCTGCGCCTCAATTGCGGGGATGTCCAAACTAGGATTAGCCGCAATTCTTGCCACCATGATCTTTGTTGCCGCCTCAAGCTCGGTTTTCCAACGGTTGAATTGCTCCTCGGATTGGAGCTTTTGCTGCGCCATCGCTGCATCATATTGCTGGCGTTGCGCCTCGGTCTGTGCCGCTGCCTGAGCTTTCATCTGCTCAATCTGCATTTCTGCTTGGATCTTCGCCTGTTGGATTTGTGCATCAAACTGCGCTTTTGCCTGTGCTGCCTGAATATCGGCCTGCGCCCTCATTTGGTCTGCTTGCTGTTGTGCTTGCAGCTTCATCATTTCTGGATCAGGTCGAGGTTGTTGCGGTTGTGCTTGCTGCTGCTTCAATTGATCCAGAGCAGCATCCAAAGCACCTTCAATCGGTTTGGATTGCTTGAATGCTCCAATACCAAACTTCATCACCTCAACCAGCATGGGTGTAATGGCTGGGCTGGCTTGGGCAACCGGCAACGCTTCTTTGAGGAATCCACCGAACGCCTGGATGAACTCAATTCTGTCGCGCTTGGTTTGCTGTTCGTCCATTTGGACCAGACTGTCAGCGGCAACATCAATGCGGAAACTTCGCAAAGGATTGTCTTTCAACAATTCCAGAGCTTGCGGGATTAACTGCTGGTCAGCCGGCTGCATTTGTTGCGCTGCGGCATACATCAGGATTGTTTGCGGTTGGAATTTGGAACAGATAACCTCGGTTTTCAGCCTAAGCAATTCAGTTGCAAACATCGCAACGTCTTCCTGCATCGCTCTCAATCGCAGGCTGGCATACTGCCCTTTGATCTGCTGGGCAGTTGCGGTCTCGCTTGCCATAGTCGAGCCGCGAATAATGTCCGATAGTCCGGTGATCTCATAAATCTGATTTTTGATTTCGGTCCTAGCCCGATAGCATTGCAGCAGGGCATCAGCCAGGGTATCCAGCGGCAGGAGGTCAATGCTGCCTTTAAGACCGCCCTTCTCCCCAAACGCCATCCACTTATCAACGGGAATCAGAGCATTATTCTCGCCCTCGGTCATCAGACGTTGCAGGGCAGGCTGACTTGCGTCATAGACTCCGCGCACCCTTAAAGCCTTCACTAGCCCATCAATGCGGTCTGAGAGAATGTCCAGCTCTACTGCTTGGTCTTGATAGAGAACGAAGTCGGGGATTGGCACAAGCGTGTCGCTCGTCATCGTTGCATATAAAGGTCTGGCGCATGGGAAGAATCCCTGCAATTCCAGAGGATCATCGCGCTCGTCGATCAACTCCGGCATTGACTTGCTGAACCAGTAGACTTTCCCAGATTCTTTGTCCCAAAGCTCGCAAATCTTGGCTCGCGTGTGCTCTTTGGTGGATTGTCCGTAGGTCTTCAGCGTGTCAGGGCCAGCGTCAAATGGGATTTTCTTGCCCATTTCATCGCCAAAACGCTCGATCAAGGCGTCTCGGGTCATATACACCCAACGCCAGACGCAGGTCACCTCCTCCCATGTTCTTGCTAATGAATGTCCAAAGTCTTTCCAATGCACATAATCAGTAGGAGCGCATTCGTATTCAATCTCCTCCATCGGCTCAACTTCATCGGCGGTTGCATCCGTCTGCATCCCCTCTTCCGGCTCGTCAACGTCCTCGGTCAATTGGACCCCGTCCTCGGGAATATCCTGCGCCCGAACGTGCGGCTCATACCGAACCCACGCAACGCCCCTGCCGCCCAGAAACCTGTCCTCAACGCAATATTTCATGGTTGATCGAAAGTCGGGGTAATGCTCAATCTCAAAGTCTAAAGCTCGCTCGATCAGTTGCGAGGCCACCCGCCCCACTTGGTCATTGTCGCCAAACCTGCGGGAAACATCGGCTTTCGGGAGTCGGGCATAAACAGCGGGAATCAGCGTCTGGACGTTTGACCAGAGAATGTTGAACTTTGCGGTTTCGCTGGTAGCTTGACTGCGGTTGTCATCCCGATAACGCTTGATGATCTTCTGGGTGCGCTGTTCCCACTTTTTAAAGTCGCCATCGTAAGCAGCAACTGCGTGGAGCCACTTTTGAACGCCGGTGCTGGTTGGTTCCATTTATTCTCGCCCTAGTATATTGACAGCTTCTTGTTCGGAGGGGCTCAATGACTTACCTTTAAGAAGTTTTTTCTTTGCATTTTTATACCGTATTTGCATTGCAGTTTGGTCCGCAAAAATTTGGTTTTTCATAAATTCTGATGGCCCTTGAGCTCGCATTTCCATTGCCATATCAAAAAATTTTTGCATTGATTGCGGATCATCCGAAATTTCATGCACAAATTGGTTGTTAAATGCACCTTTTGAATGACCGGATATTCTTGCAGGATCACGTATATAACGACCCGTTTGTGGGTCAGAAACAGTTATATATGATGATGGCCCCGCCGCGCTCCCCGAATGTTGCACATCCGTTTGAAAACCTTCTTTATTAAGCATAGTGGATAATTCATCCGCTTTGCTGCGGATTAAATCTCTGCCTAAATTGGGCAAACCCTCTGTGTTTAAAACATTTAATTGCATCCCCGTTTTGCCCATGTAATTCTCAAGACCTCTTGCTAGTTCTGGTCCTGCAAAACGACCCGCCGCTTTAACGCCTTGCATTGCCGGTCCTGCCATTGGAATGGCTGACAACGCTAAGTCTCCAACAGCACCAACAGCATCGGCGGCGTTTTGATTTTGTTTCCACGCTGGATAGCGCGGGTCCATTACAGAAGTCGGTGGGGTCATGTTGGCGCGGTAAGCCTCCCCCTGCGCGGCAATGTTCGGATTCATGGTTGCCGGTCGTTGTGCGGCATCCAGCTCCTGCTGGTAACGCAACGCTGCCGCTATGCGGTCTGCATCAGCCACGATTGCTCCTTGAAATGGCTCGCGCCTTAGCCTGTGCATCCTCTTTGCTGGATGCGCCCCATGCTTTCAAAGCCAATGCCAGACGGGTGGGTTTCCCGTCCTTTTCCATCGGTCCAGGCATATTGCCCATGCGAGCAAGGAAAGACGCTCGTCGGGGATTGTCGCCAGCCTTTACGGGGGGTTTAAGTTCACCGCCCGTTTCGGCCTTGTAGGATGCTCGGCCCTTGGCGTTCAACCCGCCTTCAGGGTTTTTGCCTTCCTTGCGCGTCCAAGCGGCTGTCATTATGCGGAGAATATCCCGACAGCTACAACGGTCGCACCCGCGCCTGTGGTGATTTTCCAAGCACCCGTATTTGATACCGCATTGACTTCGACCGAATAAACGCCAGGCACGTTTGTGGCAGCACCGGTCAAAATGACAATGGAAGTTGCCCCATCAAGCAGGGTCACTCCTGAAGAGGCAACCGTCACCACCGAAATTATCAGCCGGTGGACGTAATCACCGATTGCGCCTGTGCCGCCCAAAACTTGCGCGGTCTGCGAGGCTGCAACGGTTTCGTATTGGAAACGATAGGGAAGGTTAACGCCGCTCATAGTCTTTGACTCCTGATTGTTTTGTGGGTCGCCCACATATCGTTCAACGTAACTGTGTTCTCTGGTCCAACCATCAAAGGCTTGATTACATCCGGTGGTTTGACCTTGGGTTCAATGCGCCACGCAATAGCCAGCATCCGCATGGCATCGGCGGGATGACTCGTCCAGTCGTGTCTTGGGGTCTGCCTGAACGCCTTTTTATCTTCGTCATACTCCCTCTGGTATTGCCTCAGAGCCTCAAGGCCATCAAAGCATCGCTCCTCGTCAAACCATGTATGCGGAAGCATCTGGCGCACCGCTTGGATGCCGTCCTGAACAGAAAGATCCGGCACGATTGCCATGTTGTTGATGCCCAGATGCTCTGCCATTTGCTCGATAACCGACTTACCGCCCGAGGCTAGGGTCTTGGCTCGAGCATCGTGCGGAAGGTAATGTTTTCCATATTTGTAGGGTTTAGCCTTGATGACCGCCGCCAGTTCGTTCACATTCGCCCCGCTTACCGCGTAATAATCGAGAACGTGAATCTCGCCTCGGATGACCTGATACCACCAGACAGCGGTGTCATCTCGATAGCCAAGATCCCACGCGGTATGCACAGGAACTTCGGGCTGGTAGTCCACCTGACAGATCCGGCCCTTTTCGGTGGCCTCGCGCAAGTCCTCCCCGTAGAACGCCCCGAGGATTGCAGCCTCAAAACTGCACTCATATTCCTGGTCGTACTGGTCTTTGCTCAGTTGCGCCCGAGCTGCGGCAAGCTCGCCATCAGGTAGGAGACCAGACTTGCTGGCAGGCAGTTCTAGCAAAAACCACTCATCCTTGAGTTTGGCAGCTGTCTGCCGGATGTCCCAAAACTGGTTTTTACCTTTGGGAGTGCCACCAAAGACCGCCCATCCCTGCCGGTCGGAGAGCGCGGGTCGGATGACGTTGCCCCAAACGCTCGGTTTAAAGTCCCCGAATTCGTCCATGTAGATTCCGCTGAACCCCAATCCTCGGATCGCATCGGCGTTATCCGCACCAAATAGCCTGATCTTTGACCCGTTGAGCAGAGTCACGGTCAGTTCCGCTTCGTTACTATCAGCCGCAATCGGCTGACTATAAAACTTGAGATATTCCCAGACCACCGACTTAGCCTGGCTCCTAAACGGCGCAACGAAGCCATATAGAGGCATGGGGTCGCGGGACATAAACGCGGCTCGGATAATGTCGTTGATTGCCGCCACGGTCTTCCCTGCGCGTCTATGCGCCACAAGACACGCCCATCGTTGTGTCCGGTTGTGGAATGGGGAAAACGCTTTTCTCGGCGCATAGGGGAGGATTATTTCTCGTCGGCCCATCGGCAGATCATCTCTTGGGGACCACCGTCAGGGCCGGATTGCTCATGTCTTTGGGTTTCAGCCCACCGCATCTGAGCCTTCGTCCACCAGATCATTGCTGTGGTGTCCTGGCCCACCGTCGCCTTGTTAAACAGGGTTTTTGCCACCGCAGCCGAGGCTTGAGCCTTGCCCAGTCCTAGCTCGAGGTCGTAGTGCTTGCGGAGCGTGTCAGGGGCAATGCCTATCAAAGCGGCTATCTGATCTTGAGGCAAGCCGAGGCCCGAGGCACTCTGCGCTTGTTGCCTTGTTTTGTCGGTTGGACGGTGCGGTTTAATAAATGACATTCTTTTTAAGAACGCGAGATTATGCGGCTTTCTTCAATGAAATGAAAGGCTTACCATTTGATTCAAGCGTTGCTGTCTGTCCTGTGAATTCCTGCCAGCGTTGGACGATGACATCGCAGTATTTGGGGTCGAGTTCCATGAGATAACCATACCGTCCGTTCTTCTCGGCAGCAATGATTGTGGTGCCGGAGCCGCCAAATAAATCGAGGACAATGTCCCCGCCCTTTGTGTTGTTAAGCATCTGGTATTCAAACAACCCTACGGGCTTCATCGTTGGATGCTCGCCATTACGAGATGGCTTGTCAAACTCAAGAATGGTTGTCTGCTTGCGATCTGTGGCCCACAGGTGGCCTGCTCCTTCCTTCCACCCGTACAGGCAAGGCTCATGCTTCCAATGGTAGTCTTGTCGCCCCATGACCAACGACGACTTTTTCCAAATCAAGCATTGACGCACATTTAGACCAGCGTCATTGCATGCGCCTCGGAAGTTGTAACCCTCCGTGTCGGCATGCCAGATGTAGAACACCGCGCCTTTCTTCATTACGGTGTTGGCGGTCACAAATGCATCACGCAAGAATTGTCGGAACTGGTCGTCGCCCATGCTGTCGTTTTGAATGGTTAGTTTTTCCTTTGTTCCACCCTCGTAAGCCACGTTGTAAGGTGGGTCGGTCAGCAGCATGTCAGCCCCCCCCCCCGCCATCAGCTTCTCAACCGCATCAATGCTGGTCGAGTCCCCGCACATCAGCCGATGCTTGCCCAGCAGCCAAACGTCCCCCAGAACGGTCACAGGGGCTTCAGGGACTTCAGGAACAGCATCCTCGTCTGTCAGCCCCTCCGTCCCTGTTGGAGCCAGCAGTGCCTCGATCTCGTCGGTGCTAAAGCCCGTCAGGTCAAGATCAAAGCCCATGTCCTTCAGATCGGTAAGCTCTACCGCCAGCATCTCGTCATCCCAACCCGCATTCAGGGCCAGCTTGTTGTCAGCAATAACGTAGGCTTTCTTTTGCGCGTCGGTCAGATGAGTGAGTCGGATGCTAGGAACGTCAGTAATCGCTAACTTCCGCGCCGCCATTACCCGTCCGTGACCGGCAATAATGCTTCCCGTTTCGTCAATCAGGACGGGATTGGTAAAGCCGAATTCCTTGATGCTGGCAGCAATCTGGGCCACTTGAGCATCGGAATGGGTGCGGCTGTTCCTGGCATACGGAATCAGCGCGTCCAGCTTTATTTGTTCAAGTATCATCTTTTTGTTTAGATGCCATAATTTCGCCCAAAAGGTGAATTTTTACAGATTATCCCTGATTATTGAGCGCGTCAAGTTGCATGGTGCTTGAATTGTTCTCAGTACCATTTCTGAGAAGGGGAGAAGTTTAACGCTTTCGCGCATTCAAGATCCGCAGCCATGCCTACGTTGTGGAACCCTTCACCGACAATAGTAACGCTTGTTCCTTGAGCAGTCGAACGACTGTCAGCACCCCTTCCACATCCCGCACGATAAATATTTGCCCCTGCCAGCCTTCAAAGAACCGCAACTGGTCGTCGGTTTCCTTGCCCTTTAAATTTTTGACCTCGATTAGCATCGTCACGCCGCACCAGGACACCAGCAGATCCGGCACTCCTTTGCCAAGCATGGCGAGGCTTAGGACTGAGGCTCCGAGCTTTCGGAACGCCTCAACAACCTCGGCATGGTTGGCATCCACCTTAGCGTTTCGGCGCATCAGTTTTCCAATTGCTTGATTTGCAAGGCTAAAAGGTCGTATTCTGTGCCGTAACGAGCTTCAAAGGCACTTCGCCACGGGTGTCTGCTTGTGTACTCCGCGCAATTTGCACCGCCTCGATGGTGGAGCGCACAAAGCCCAAGCACATATTTTTCGCCCTTGCGCCTACCACCTTGCAGGATGTGGTGGATCTCGGCAGGGGTCTGGATACCGGTTTGCTTGCAGACAATGCAACCCAAATCCCGAACCGCGGCGTGGAATGCCTTTTCGTCATTCGTCATGCAGAGCAGGGATTCGGATGTCGGCGTGGTGGGATGCCGCGTGGAGCCAATCCAGCCACTCAGAAAAGCGTTTTTTCCCGTAGCGACTTGTACGCCTGCCAAGCATCACAATGCCGCCATCAAGACCTGTAGCAATTCTGGGGCTGGTTTCTCCCTCAAAGGCACAGGTCAGGACATCCTTCCATTCGTCGGCGGTCAGGTAGCACATCGAGCCGTTGACTGACCATTGCTTTTGCTCGGCCCACGCTTGCAGGATGGGCCATTGAACCGCGTTTTGACCGCTGTTTCGGCGTTCCTCGCAGACAAGGCAAATCATGCAAACAACTCCCGCTGACCTTCCCAAGAATACCGCGCTACCCGCTTGCCGTTGGGTAGGTCAATCATTTCGCTTTTAACGGGGTATCCAGCCCTCTGAAGCTCGGTCATTCTCTGGCTGAGTGCCATGACTCCATAACGCTGCAACGCCTCCAGAGTTGTTAAATACTGCCCAGATTGCAAGGCTTTCAGCAAAACATCTTTCTGGCTCATTTTTTCTCCCAATGGTAAGTAAAACCACTCAGCTTTTCGGTTGCATCCACGGATTTCAGGTCAAATTCAGCCATCCATTCGTCCACGATCAGAGCGCACTCAGGCATGAGCTGCCGCCGCTGCTGTCGGCTCATCTTTGCTGGCAGACGTAGAGCCAGCCTTTCTTCCCATGTCGGCATCAACCACCTCTTGCGCCCATTTAACAGCTATTGCCGCCAAACACTCCCCGTCTTTTTGCCGCACAAGGATTTTGTACGCCCACTCTTTGTTAGCCGGTTTTGGCTTAAGCATTGCGCGGATCTTCGCCATCGCCGCCTGGCCCACATCGCTTAGAGGTTTCGGAGGTTCCAGTTGCGCGAAAGGCTCCGGTCCCTTCCCTGCCTTGCAGAGCTGCCAGAATTCCACCGCATTCGGAGGCCAGACCATCTCTTTCTGCATCCTGCCCAAAGCGTATTTGATCTGGTCTGGCGTGATTCCTGCGAGTTGCTCGCCCCAGACCTGACACCATTCGTCGATGGCATCCGGCTCAACAAAGCTAGAAAGGAATTTTGTCTGATACACCGTCCCCAATCTCTTGTGCAACGCCTGAACCCACGACCTTTTCAGCCAGTTGGGATTCCATTTTGAGTTGGTCTCGAATGTATTTTCCTGCATTGAATTTTCCATTTTTGGTTCCTTGTTGGGTTTTTAAGGGGAATACGCCTTTCCAGCCGTTTGCTGTGCTTTGGTCCAAAACAGCAGCAACGTCCTGACCTTCTGCCTGCATGGTTTTCAACTGATTGATGATGAGCATCTTGGCGCGGTCGGTGAATGCGCCTTTGCTGGCTTTGCGGGATTCTAAAAATCCTTGCCAAGCGGGTTCGGAAATCCAATCGGGGACAATAAACGCCGCTTTTGTTTTTAAATGGTTATCGTTTAATGGTTCTCGTTTCTCGGTTACTGGTTCACGGTTCTCGTTTAGGGTTATTTTGGGTTCGGTTTGGCTAACCCGTAGGTTATCTTTGGGTATTGTCTTTGGTCTACCGCCTTTGATTCCGTTGGTTTTTTGCTTTTGAAGAAATGAGTGGTAAGCGGCAATTTCTCTGTCTGCTCGCTTGTTCCGATAGCCTTCGTCTGTCAATTGGAAGAACTCATCAAGCACCAATTGAACAAATACAGAGTCAACCCGTAACCGGCGGGAAACCTGTGGGATATCGGTGGGTATCGGCGTTTCGGTGTCGTAATAAACATCCAAAAGTCGCCTATAGGCTAAATCCTCTTCCGGCGTTAAATGCGCCGTATGCTTAAGATAATCGCCAATGTTGAAATTGTAGTAATACAACACAGTCTCCTTCGGTGCTGGCCTATCCGGTGAGAGATTCCGGTGGTCGGCACCCTTGACGGGTTTTGAAACGGTCAGATAGACCAGCCCGAAAAAGACTGTATATCCGATCCACTATGCGCTTCTCACGGCGCGTATTAATCATAAATCTAAATCTTGCTCAATGTAAAGCTCTTTCAAAAAATAGTTGGGCGTTATCTTTTCGCCCAGATCAGGACAGGTCGCACAGACCACCCGCCCATCGGGTAGCGTTACCGGCAGGGTCTCGATCTGATTGCAGCCTAAACAGGTCATTTAAACAAGTTAATTTGAGCAGTTTCATTTAGGGCATTTCTAATTCTTTCATCCTGCAATGCTTTGTACGCCGGGTTGAATTCGCACCCTAAATAGTCTCGACCGTTAGCTATCGCCACAGCAGCCGTTGTGCCGCTGCCCATGAACGGGTCTAGCACCACGCCACCCGCAGGTGCACCCGCTAAGATGCAAGGCGTAATCAGGTCAGATGGGAAAGTGGCGAAGTGCGCTCCTTTGTATGGTTTGGTAGTTACTGTCCAGACGCTGCGTTTGTTGCGCCGCCCCGTTTCGTTTTGCACCCACTCATTACCGCTTTTTGTGCGGCTTTTCTCGCTATCATCATCGCCATATTTATTACCACCAAAGCGTGGCCCCACAGCTTTCATGTTGCCATTTGTCTTTCCCGGAACCCTGTCGCTTCCGGCTTGTTGCGCCAGTGTCGGCTGGGCCAGTCGCGCCACACTACTCGCAGCTAACTGCTCGGCAATCGCTTCGTTGTCAAAGTAATACTTCTGCGACTTGCTCAACAGAAAAATGTATTCATGCGCCTTCGTGCATCTGTCCTGCACAGACTCAGGCATAGGGTTAGGCTTATGCCAGATAATGTCTTGACGCAGATACCAGCCATCTGCCCTAAGTGCAAAGGCCAGCATCCACGGTATGCCAATCAAGTCTTTTTCTTTTAATCCGGGTAATATATTTCCGCGCCTAGCGCAAATATCTGGCAAATCTTGCTTTGTATTGCTAACGGATTGTTTAACAAGTGCCTGTCCTTTTCCCGGACGATAGTTGTAATAACTATAGCCAATGTTCAGCCACAGCGTTCCATCGTCCTCCAACACATCCCAAACGCATCGGAACACTTCGACCATCGCCTTAATGTAAGCCTCTGGCGTTTCCTCTAGGCCGATCTGCCCATTGTGTCCGTAATCACGCAGCCCGTAGTAGGGCGGTGAAGTCACGCACGTTTGCGCCTTCACGCCCTGCTCTTTCCAACCTTGCATTGTTTCGCGGCAGTCTCCAAACTCAATCATTTATGTGCCTCCACGATGCAAAATGCCGCACCTTTTCGATTGTGCGGTAATGCACGCCATATTTCTTGGCCTGCGCTTTTGCGGTCATGCCGAACCGGTTTGTGCGGATCTCGCGCACCAGCTCGGGATTGAGTTTCGATTGCGGAAGGTCGGAACCGCGTTTGGCGGTGCTGATTGACGTTGACAGGTATTCGGAGCGGATCATTTGACTTTGTCAAACAGGAAAACGTAACAAGAATGATGCAAACTGCTATCAGTTGCCTCGTTTTTTTTTCGCACCAAATATTGAGTGCCGCCAGGGGTTTCTCGTTTTACGCTTTGCATTGTGTATTCCTCGTTCGTCCTCAACAACAAAAAACGATAACCAACCGGAACGTGCCGAACGCATAATTGATTGGCATGGCGCATCACTTAACCCAATTAGGTGTTAAACCGGCTTTTTTCAGAATTGCCACATTTTCAGGTTGCAGCAATCTTCGCAAACCGCGTTTTTCAATCTGCCGCACCCGTTCTCTGGTAACACCTAACTTCTTGCCCATGTCCTCAAGCGTCAGTTCCTCGTCGCTCATCATCCCGCGCAGCACCTTTTCTTCTTGTGGCTTTGTCCTGTTTGCCAGCAGATCATTTACAACACGCGCTGTTTCAATTTTTAACAAAGCATCTTCGGGACTGGGCAACGCCGCTATCTGCTCTCCCTGCTGCCGAGACAATGCCTGAAACTGCCCTATATCCATGTCAATTTCGCGCCAACCAATGTTTGTGCGAAGCTTTAGCATGAGCTGCTCTGGTGTCCAGAGATCGGTAGGCGCGGCCCCGAGCACCTCCATAACGACTTTGGCAACCCTCCCGAATTCTCCGGTCTGTCCGATGGGACAATCACGCATTGCAACCAACCCCTGCACCGCGCCATTTCGCAGTTCTGCCGAGCGTTCAAATTCTGCAATGGATTTGAAACCTGCTGCCTCAATAGCAGACAGCAAAAGATTGTTTTTTACGGCTACTTTTATTCGATAGGCTTTCATTGTTTCCTCCGTTTGTATTTAGTCTCATCGACCATCAGTTTTCCCCCCGTCATCACTTGCAGCCGGTAAGCCACTCCCCGAACTACCAGCACCCCCCAAGCCTCGACCGCCTGCCGAGTAATACCCAGAGCTTCAGCAAGCTTCCGTCGCCCTCCAAAATGTTGCACAGCATCAATCGTTTTCATGGCTTTTCCGTGGTTGCAATGGGCGCACTCTAACCTTGAAATAAATAAATTGCAATAATACTTGCAAAGCAATTTTCCTTGCATTATAGTTCTTTCATCGCAACCGAACCGGAGAACGAAATGACCAAAGCCGAAATGAAAAAAGAATTTGAAAAATACTACGCAGCTCTTGTTGAGGATGGCGAAATGGAAGGAGCAAAGTTCGACAAAGCAGAACAATGGCAATGGTTCCAAGACAACTACCCGCAAAACTGATTCTTCTGCCTCTGCAAAGCGGGGGTTTAGGAATACGCAGCCAGAGCGAGTCTGGCAACTAAACGGAGGCAACATGAGTTATCAAAACGAAGCACACGGTGACGAGGATACGTTGGCAGAACCCAGCAAGCGAAACTACGAGCTTGCGCTTGAGCAAGTTGTCGAAACCATCATGCTCCACGGTCAATATCCTGCACCCAAGCGTGGCGGGTTCACGCGCTCGCAGTTTGACATTTACGATTTCTTGCTTGAAAACAGAGACCCGTCTTACTTTTTTGAAATGTACATTGCGGTGCTGACCGGCGCAGATATTTACGACCGGAAACAACGCGAGACTAAGAAGGTGGAGGCAATGCTTGCAGACCACTTTCGCAACAGCGAAATTGTAGAAGCGATTGCATTAGATATATCGAGGGACAAATGAGCATTTCAGAATGGGTTTCTAACGTCTGCGCTATCGGCGCAATCATCGTATTTTCAATTCTTATATGGGGCAACAATGAATAAATCAGAAAGCACCAAGGAGCTGGCAACCTCGCTCGCAAAAGCGCAAGGAAGCATTAAAGGAGCAATTAAGGATTCAAGCAATCCTTTCTTCAAATCCAAATATGCAGACCTTGCATCGGTGGTTGAGGCAATCCGCAGCTCATTTGCAGCCAACGGTTTGTCATACATCCAGACCATTGAGCCTTCCCAGGCTGATGAGGTGCGGGTCGAAACGATAATCTTGCATTCCAGCGGGGAGTGGATTTCCTGCGGGGTCTTGGCCCTGCCGGTCAGCAAAGTGGATGCCCAAGGATACGGTTCTGCGTTGACGTACGCCAGACGCTACGGTCTGTCGGCAGCCGTAGGAGTCGCACCGGAAGATGACGATGGCAACGCAGCCACGGCAGCGAAACCCAAGCTAATTGATTATTCCAAGCACCTTGCAGCACTCGGAGCCGCGCCAACATTAGACGATTTGCAGAAAGTTTTTACCGTTGCCTACAAAGCCGCTCAGGTGGCAAATGACACGGCAGGAATGCACCTCCTGACCAACGCCAAAAACGAACGCAAATCTGCTCTGGTGCAACTATGATTGTCGTGGATTGCGCTCAAGGAACACCGGAATGGCTTGCGGCTCGAGCCGGTAAAGTGACCGCCAGCATGATTTCGGCGGTCCTGATGAAGCCGGAAACGGCTGGATTCAGGGACTACCAAGCGCAGCTGGTTGCCGAGATTTTGACCGGCAAGCCTCAAGGTTCAGATTTTACAAACGCGGCGATGCAATTTGGGACAGAAACCGAGCCTTTGGCTAGGAGCGCATACGAGGCGCATACGGGGTTTTCGGTGGACGAAGTAGGCATGGTTATCCACCCAACAATTGAACGCTCTGGGGCCAGTCCTGACGGTCTGGTGGGCAATTCTGGGTTAGCCGAGATTAAATGTCCCAAGGTGGCTACCCACCTAGCTTATCTAGTGGCTGGAGTTGTGCCAACCACCTATAAAAACCAGATGTCCTGGCAGATGGCCTGCACCGGCAGGGACTGGTGCGATTTCATCAGCTTCCGGCCTGACTTGCCCGAAAACTTGCAATTGTTTGTAGTGCGGTATCAAAGAGATCCGGCAAAGATTGCCGAGCTGGAAACTGCGGTGGTCAACTTTCTGGCTGGCGTGGATCAAATGATTAACAAATTGAAAGGAATTAAATAATGGCTTACGAAATTCGTGAATTGTCAGGTTCCCTGTTTAAGAACGAGAAAAAGACAGAGGAAAAACATCCACAGATGCAGGGATCTTGTCTGATTGAAGGCGTTGAATACTGGGTTTCGGCATGGACAAAAGAAGGCGCGAAAGGTCGCTGGCAGTCTTTGGCGTTCAAACGCAAGGACGCAAAGCCGGATGCGAAACCAGCCAGCATTGAACAAATGGACGACGACATTCCCTTTTAGGAGAAAACCATGAGCCGCAACGCTTTTGCTCAATGTGAGCGCGAATACAACGATTGCGAGGAGGCTCTGGAAATGGCCCGAGCCGAACGGCAACAGGTCCGGCCCTGCCCGTTTTGCCGCAATCCTGAGCCTACGGTAGATGAGATTGAAGTGGGGATCTGGGCTATCTGCTGCGATACCTGCAAAGCAATCGGACCTCATCAAGACGGCGAGCAGTCGCCGCAACTCGCTTTGGACAAGTGGAACCGCAAATGAAAACAGACGAACAGCACGTTCTGGATGCGGTCAGGGCTGAAAAAGTCCTGATGGCAAGAGAGCGGCATGGAAAACCGTTTGCTTACGAAGCTGGTTCAAACTGGAAACCCCGGCAGGTTCCACTCTTAACGGAGTGGTTGCAGTCACGCGGCAGGGAGGTGAAATGAACGAGCGGATCAAGGCATTGGCACAGGCTGCAAAGTATGCAGCGACAGCGGCTTTGCCTTTAGGCGAAGCTGGAGATGATTTGTTCGTGCAGAAATTTTCGGAACTCATCATCAAGGACTGCGTTGAGTGCTGCGTGGTGGTGGCTCAGGCGACGATAGATGCTGGTGACAATGATGCTTATTCGGATGGCAGGGAAGACGCTGCTGCGCTCTGTAAGTCAGCAATAAAACGACATTTTGAGGAACTGAAATGATTGCAACCACGCTAAACAAAATCCGTGAACACCATCCCTGCGCTGACGGTTGGAAGAAACTTTTGGGTCATTTAGGCAAGACCGAGGCTGATGACGAGCCATTGCCCTTTTCGGTCATTCTTAAAAGCAATGGGTTAGATGACGCATTGTGGTGCTGCCGTTCTGCGCCTGAGTACGACAGAGAGTGGCGATTGTTTGCGGTCTGGTGCTCTCGTCAAGTCCAGCACTTAATGAAAGATCAGAGGAGTATTGATGCTCTGGATGTTGCAGAAAGGTTTGCGAATGGCCTTGCAACGCAAAACGAATTGAGTGCTGCGTGGGCGGCTGCGGGGGATGCTGCGGGGGATGCTGCGGGGGTTGCGGGGGATGCTGCGTGGGCGGCGGTGGCTGCTGCG